CGTTTGTAGAAGTATTGAACAAGCAGTACCATGGGAATTTTGGAACATACGTGATACTCGTACAATATTTGAATTAGCAGAACCAGATATGCCTGACCTTAATGGTCATCATGCTTTATATGATGCTATGCGACAAGCAATAGGTGTACAAAATTGTTATAGAAAACTTACTTCTGTTTCTGCCGCTTAACGGTATCCATTTTTGTTCTTAATCTTATAAGATCATTATCTAGCATTCTAATACGATCAAGCAACTTAATTAATTCCCCATGAGCTTCACCAAGTTTAGGTTTAAGTTCTGTAGTAACATACTTGAACATAAACCAGATAAAGTACCCCATCAGCACAACTAATACAACTGGGAAGCCAAAATCGTTTACTAAATTTATAAAATACTGTAAACTCATTTTTATTTTGGTTTATCTTCTTTATATTTTCTATTCTCTAACATATCTTTAGTCTTTTCGAGCATCAATCTTCCCGTCCGCTCTAGCAATCCTATCCGTCTCTGGTTCTAATCCTAAAGCATCATTCATCTGAGCATCTATTTTAATAATATCATTGTTCATAGTCTTTATCCTATTCTCTAATCCCATAATAATACCATGAATACCTTTTACTTGAGCCGTAACCCCACTTAAAATGTATTTTATTATAAAAAATATGAAAAAACCACCACCTAATGCTACTGCAATTGGAAATCCTAACTCTTTTATTAATAAAAAAATACTACCCATGTCAATTTATTTATTGCTCATTAACTACTACTATTATATAATAGTATTGCTTATATAAGAAATTAAGGAGAACATTATGTCAGACATACATGATAAATTAATTGCGGCTTGGGAATCTTATACGATTGAGAACGAAAAGTTCACATTAAAAGGTGTCAAAGCGGCTGGAACAAGAGCAAGAAAGGCTTTGTTAGAAATAGCAAAAGCAACGAAAGAACGCAGAAAAGAAATTCAAGAAGCAAAATCTTCTGCATAATGAACAATGGACCTACACGGGTTAACGGTGCAAAATGCATACAATGAATTCAACCGTGCTGTTAATGATTGTAGGTCCAAAGGCATAAAAAAATTACACGTCATTACAGGTATTGGAGAAATACAAAAAGAGTTTGCCCACTGGTGTGATTCGAATCCAAAAATAAAAAATTGCATCATAAATTCAGATGGAGGAAGTTACCTGGTGAAGATTACAATATAACTAATTTAAATGGACATTACAAATAACAAATCATTTTGCGTTTACGCATGGACACATATGATGGTTACCGCATCAGGCAAGCCTGTACGTGGAGAATATTGGCCTTGCTGTAACTGGACACCTCACGCCGATACAATTTTAAAAGATAAAAAATTTGATGTAAAGAATAAAACAATTAAAGAATTTTGGCAATCAAAAGAAATGAATCACATACGAGAAAGGATGTTAGAAGGAAGACCTATTCCTGGATGTACAGCCTGCTATCAAGAAGAACAATCAGGTACAGCAAGTTTAAGACAACAAGAAAACGAAGGTTGGGTCAGAATGAAAGAAGGAAAAACATTTTGGGACACCGTAGACCGTTGGGAGAAAAATAAAATTTGTGATTCACCAATTTCATTAGATATAAATTTTAGTTCATTATGTAACTTAAAATGTAGAATGTGCTTTAGTGGATTAAGTAGTGAACTGGCTAAAGAACAATGGAGCATAATACAAAAAGAAGGATGGGAAGTAAATCATGAATTGATGAGATTTCAAACAGATGATTTAGAAATTATTGACCATGGTGATAATACAGAACTAATGAAACAACTATATGATTTATTAAAAGTTAATAGAAGGATATACTTAAAAGGTGGTGAGCCAACTCTTTTAAGAACTATGTATAATTTCTTGGATTATCCTGTTAATAACAATTACGCACAAAATATACAAATTAAATTTAATACTAATATGACTAATGTACAAAAACAATTTGTAAAATTAATGGACAAATTTCGCAAAGTAGATTTAACTATGTCTATAGACGGTATAGATGCTGTACAAGAATATATTAGAGCACCATCTAAATGGTCATCGATATCTAAAAATATAAATTATTTTATAGAAAATAATGACAAAGCAGACTTGATGGTTTCACCATGTTGGCAAATATACAATGTGTTTAACATTTATGAACATTTAAAATATTTTGATAAATTATGTGAAAAAAGAAACATTGAAGTCACACCAATCTTGTTAGACTTTCCTATGCATTATAGAATTGACGTACTACCTTACGAAGTAAGACAACAAGCAGTTGACAAAATTAAACAATGCTTTAAATTAAAAATAGCAAAGCAACCGACACTATATAAAAAATTACATACACTCTTAAAAATTTTAATGAACAAAAACAGTCATAAAGATAGTAAAAAACATATGAAACAATTCTTTGAAATAACCGCCTTATACGACAAATATAGATCTCAATCTATAGAAAAATCTTTGCCTGAACTATATAGCCATGTTACAAAATATTGAAATGGCAAAGAAATTAGATAAAGACTTATTGGACATACCTGAGTTTCTCAAGAACCAAATAAACGATAATGAGAAACAAACAAAACAAATCCCACTACCTGAAATTAAAGAAGAACCTAAATTCAAACCAGTATCAGAACCTGAGCCAGAACCTAAAAAACAAAAACCAAAGGTTGACATTCAAGAAAGAATGCAAAGACAAACACAAGATTATATTATCGACATTCGAGATATAAACTATGCTACATTTGATAATGAATTACATGAACTATCAATACAAACTATCTACGACTACTGCAAAGATTGTGATATACCTGGAGCATACTGTTCTAGATTAATAGATGACATCGAAGACTTTAACAAGGAATATAAACAAATATTACATATAAGATTAATTCCTAAAAAAGAACGTACTGAAGATGAAAAAGAAATTGAAGAAGGCTATGATTCATATTCTAACAAAGAAATGAAACAAATGATAGATATTCAAGATAAAGCAGTAGAACAAATACAACGATGGGCAAAATTAAAACAAAGTCAACGTAAAGCACGAAAACCAAGAGCTATATCTGTAGAACGTATGATAAAAAAATTACAATACAAGGATGAAGATGAAAGATATAAACTAACATCCATTGATCCTATTTTAATACCTAAATGTAAAATGCTTTGGTTATTCAACATTAAAACTCGCAAATTATCTCAATATAATGCTATGGGACCAAATGGAATAATCATTAAAGGTACAACACTCAAAGATTATGATGATCGAAGTAGTGTATCAAAAACTGTACGAAAACCAGAAACTATATTGCCAAAACTTTTAACTACGGATGGAAAAATAGCAATGCGTAACATTTGGGAATCAATTAAAACCACCGAAACCAAAGGTAATGGAAGAATCAACGTTGACACAATCTTACTTAAAGTGTTAAAATGAAAAATTGGTGCGTAAATCCATTCTATCAACAAGCAATACGTAAGAAAAGTATAATTCCTTGTTGCTGGTTACGAGACTTTGATAAACAATTTAGTACAAAAAAGTTACAAGAAACTTTTGATAAAGGGTTAAAATCTAAATATTGTTCACATTGTTGGAATACAGAAAAATCTGGGCATGAAAGCAAACGCCTACAAGATAATAGATGGTTATCTTTCCATTCAAAAAAATCACTTAAAGAACTACACGAACATAGACATAATAAAAAAATACGTTCACTACAATTTACAGCAACTAATCTATGTAACCTAACTTGTAAAACTTGTGGACCAGATGATAGCACTAAATGGTATGCTGAACATAATCATTATAATAAAAACAAGTGGCACAACCTTAATGAATCAAATACATCTAAAGTATCAGATGAAACATTATATGGTTTAGACTCACTAGAAATATTAGGTGGTGAACCTTTTTTAGATTGGAATCATATTACACTATTAGAAAGATTAATAAATCTTGGCAAAACCAAATTACACTTACAATATACAACTAATTGTCAGCAAATGCCACATCGTGAATTATTTAAAATATTACAACAATTTAGTAATATCTATGTTACTCTATCAATCGATGGTATAGGTAAAGTTTTTAACTATATGAGATATCCAGGAAAATGGGATAAAACTGTAAAAATTGTACAAAAATTAAAAGACACTAACTGGAATGCAAATGTTTATAATACTTTAAGCAATATAAACATTTATTATTATGATAAAATGCTTGAATGGAATATGGAAAATTTTAATGCCACATCTCACAAATACCAATTCGTTCAAACACCATACTATATGTCTCCACAAGTTATGCCTTTAAAAATGAAAGATGCTATTGCAAACAAGTTCAGTAAACATAAATTTTCCACATTACTTAAACCAATCGTCGAATACATTAATCAAGCCGATGGTAAAGAATCATTGCTTCAAACATTTAAATTTACCATTAACCAACAAGATTCTTTCCGAAAACAGAATCCTAAAAACTTTGTACCAGAAATAATTAATTACTTGTATTGACAAATAAGTTAAACCGCAATACAATAATAATATGCAAAATTCATTAGTACCCATAGTCATAGAACAAACATCAAAAGGTGAACGTTCATATGATATTTTTAGTAGACTACTTAAAGAACGTATTATATTCTTAACAGGACCAATTAATGACTCAGTATCATCGTTGGTATCTGCACAACTATTATTTTTAGAATCAGATAATCCAAAAAAAGATATTAGTTTCTATATTAATTCACCTGGAGGATATGTATCATCTGGTTTAGCAATATATGACACTATGCAATTTGTTAAATCTGATGTATCAACTATGATAATAGGACAGGCAAGTTCTGCCGCATCATTGTTGGCACAATCAGGAGCAAAAGGTAAACGATTTGCATTACCACATTCAAAAATAATGATACATCAACCATCAGGTGGATATTCAGGACAAGCCTCAGACATAGATATTCATGCCGCGGAAATACTTAAAACTAAAAAGCGATTAAATGAAATATATGTTAAACATACAGGCCAACCATTAGATATAATTGAAAAGAATATGGAACGAGATAAGTTCTTTACTTCACAAGAAGCACTTGAATTTGGTCTTATAGATAAAGTCATAGAACATAGATCAGAATAATTATTGTTATGGCAAGTAGGATTGCAACAGTAATTGGCAACGGTGAAAGTCGCAAAGACTTTGATATTAAAACAACTAACCTAATAGGTATGACTGTAGGCTGTAATGCTGTATATCGTGATATGACTCCTAACTTTTTAGTATGTGCTGACCGTAAGATGATTAATGAACTACTAGAAGCCAAAGACAATAAAGTTCCATGCCCATTATACACTAGACCACAATGGCTTAAATCATTTCCTAAACATAAATTTTTAGAAGTGCCAGAATTACCTTATGAAGGACAAGAAAGAATTGATGACCCATTCCATTGGGGGACTGGTCAGTTTGCTACATTGGTAGCACTTTCAAATGGTCATGGTGGATGGTTAGGTCGAAAGGCTCAAACTGTATTTTTACTTGGATTTGATTTATATGGTGTAGGTAAAGGACAAAAATTACATAATAACATATACAAAGATACAGAAAACTATTGGGATGCCAATAGACACGCAGTTCCACATCATTATTGGGAATATCAGATGTCTAAAATATTTGAATGTTATCCTAATGTAAACTTTTTTCAAGTTAATGCAGAAGGGTGGAAAATTCCAAAAGATTGGGGACAATGGTCTAATTTTAATTTCATTACTTTAGATGAATATAGTGAATTCATTACAGAATTTCAACAACAAAAAATATTAAAGGATAAAGAAGCAATTATAAATGATCTCAAAAAACGAATCTAAGATTGCCTTTGTGTGGGGCAACGGAGAAAGCCGGAAAAAAGTTAATCGTATGTACGATGGCTTTTGGGAAGACTTAAGAATGATTGGTGAATTTTATGGATGCAATGCTATCTATAGAGATCATCGCATGGATCATTTAGTATTAGTTGACCCAGAAATGTTAAAAGAAATATCTGAACACCCAAATAGATATGCAGATAAATTTCCTGTATGGACTGGATATCGAAACCCAAAGCAATGGGGAACAAAAGTTAAAAACATTCCTAAAAATCATCGATGGAATGCAGGAACACTAGCAACACATTTAGCTGTACAACACGGAGCAAATGAAATATACCTTATAGGTCATGACTTACAACCTGGGATCAATGGATTAACTAATAACTGCTATAAGAGTACTAACAACTATCGTAAAGTATATGAAGACGACATTACATATGATCGTTTTTTAAAAGACTGGAAAGAAATGCTAACTGGTGCCAATGGAGTAATTTTTTATAGAGTAAAACCTGACTCTGGCTTTGTACCAAAAGATTTAAAAAGAAGTGCTATGAAACATATTAGTTGGAACACATTTGTAACTAAAGTCAAAGCATATAGAAAATCTTTAATTTTTAAATAATTACTGTATGCCAAAAATAAAAAAACCCCTACCAGAAGATTATGTCGTATGCTACAGAGAGAACAAAAAGTGGGGTTTTGTCTATAGAAAAAATACAGAGTCAA